TCATCGACCGGCCGCGGCCAGCTCGCGCATTACTGGCGCGAAGGCCTTCATGCGGGCGAGCAGGGCGTCGAGGTCGTTGGCGGGTGGGGTCGTGGCCGGGGTGGCGGGCGCGATCCGGACGCACTCAGGCATGCGGAACGTGGTTCGCTCGCCGGCGATGTGGTTGCCCCAGTCGTTGGTGGGCGTGTGCAGGTTCGCAACGTAGGTGGCTTCGTCCTCGGCGACGTTGCCTTCGTCCGCCAGCGCCAGGGCGAGCTGGCCGCGTTTGATGTGGCGCGAGAGCGGCAGCGAAACGTCTGCCGCGGGAATGCTGGAAAGCACCAGCACGCGCTGAAACTCCAGCGTTGCCACGCCCGTGAAGCCGCACCGCCAGTTGCGGCAGCGGTAGGTGATCTCGCGCATGGTCTTGCTCATTGCGCGGCTGTCGCAGGCCACGCAGCGGGTGCCGCAGTGCGGGCACTCGATGGTGATCCGCATGTAGCGGTTGCCGGCTTCGCCGGCCTGCTCGTGAAGGCTCTCGCTCATTGCCGCTTTCCTCCCGAGGCAACCAGACGCGGGCCGCGACGGCGGCCGGTGATGTGTTCGATGCCCTTGCGCAGCCGGGTCCGCACCAGCCATTCGATGGCTTCGGCGACGTCCGCCAGACCTTGCTCCCGGCGCACCCGGTCGAACACGTCGTGTTCGGCGTCGGTGAGTTGGATCTCTGTGGACGTCATCTTTCGTCAGACATTCGGCGTTGGTTGCGCTGGCTTCAGGCCGCGTTGATGCGGCTGGGCTTAGCCCGCGGCGCGGGGCAGACTGGCGTCGGCCTTGGGTTGCTGACCGAAGAAGGCGTCGGCCAGCATTTCCTCGGCTTGGCGCATGGCCAGTTCGCGGATGAGCGTCGAAGTCTGCGCGCCGGTCATCTTGGACAGGATGCGCAGCAGTTCGTCTTCGTAGTCGTCAAACCGAACGGTCTGGCGGTTGTCGCGCACGCGCTTGGGATCGGGGTACATCGTCGAAAGTCCTTCGGGCAAAGGAGGGGAGAGACTGGTGCGGTGGGTCAGGCGGCGGATGTGGTGGCGCCGGCCTGTTCGGCCTCGTACTGCGCGAGGCCCTTGAGGTAGACGCGGCGCGCGAAATTGCCGAGGGAACGGCCTTCGCGCGCTGCGTATTGCTGGGTGCGTTCTTTCTCGTCCGGGGCGAGGCGCATGGCAATAGGCGCTTCGTTGACGAGGCGGATCTCGGGGGGAAGCTGGGGGCGACCACGGCGACGGGCGGTGTGAGCCATGCGTTTAATATCCGAACGGATTAATTTGTGTGTGCGGCGGACTTTGTCACTCGAATGGATGAAGTTCAGCCAGTTTTTATCCATATGGGTGATTTTTCGTCTCGACTGAGGGAAGAGCGCAAGCGCCTTGGCCTGTCGCAAGAGGCCCTAGCAGAGCTTGGCGGCGTGAAGCTGAACGCTCAGTCGAACTACGAGACGGGGAAGCGCGCGCCCGATGCGGACCACCTGACTCGTGTAGCTGCGCACGGAGTCGATGTGGCGTTCTTGTTTTCGGGCCAGCGGATGCTCGCCGGAAGAGGTGCGCCTGCAAATGACGAGCGGCAGCCAGCAGCGACGGGGGACACTGTCATGCGGGTTGTCACGCGGGAAGAGGCCGCACTGCTAGATAACTATGAAGCGGCGGACGAGCGAGGCCGAGCCGCAGCGCGCAGCGTTCTTGATGCGCTCGCGCAACCGAAGAGGGCCAACGGGTAGGCTGGGTCTGGTCCTCTGGACCTTGGCCCGTTGGTTGTTTATGGCAATGGGGGACGTCGCGACCGAAGCGGCGGAGTAGGGGAACTGATGCGACGCTTGCTTGTAGCGCTATCGATCGTTAGCGGGCTGCTGTTCTCGGCGGCGCCTGCCGCGGCCCAGGCGGAGCTGAAGGTCGGCATGTTGGTGAAAGCTGCGCCTGGCGATCAGTTCTTTTGCACCACGGAGGCCGATGTTCAGAAAGCCCTCAAGCTCCGAGCCCAAGGCGGCATGAGCCGTTTCGATCTCCATAAGGCGCTCTACAAGTTCGTCTGCCTGGCGCTCACAGATTCCCAGGTTCTCAGGATCGTTGCGATAACGCCTGGGGCCATTGAGTTCGTCAACTCCGCGAGTAAGGCGGATACACCGAGCCTGTGGACGGATCGCTCTGCGTTCGTGCCATACAGCCCGACGCGCTGAGAAGGCTGCGCCGAATGAATGCACCGGATAGAGCGATATAGGAGGGGCCGATGCAGCGACTTCTCTTGGCGCTATCGATTCTCTTTGCCTTCTTGCCCGTAGCGAATGTGCAAGCCGCCCGGGTTGACCAACTGATCGAAGAGATGGCGCGGCGCAACCGCGCCCAGGATGAGGCTGAGCGTCGGGAGGAAGAGGCCGAGGAGCGGCGGCGTGCGCGAGCCGAGGCGGATGCTGCGCCCGCACCCGCGCAGCGCGCGCCTCAGCGCCGGGTCGTCACTCCAGAGCGAGAGAGCAAACCGGCGCCTCGTCCGGCGCGGGCCGAAGTGGCTCGTAGCGCACCCCGTGAAACCTATCGGTCTGGTGGGCGTGGCTCTGGTGGATGTGGGAGCCGCGGCGGCCCGGGCTGGCGCAAGCCCAATGGTCAATGCGCGAGTTGGCGCGACTGAAGCCTGCGCGCGACCGGAGACTTGAGGAGCCTGCAATATGAAGCTTGTTTCGATGACGGTAGCAAACTTTCGTTGCTACAAGGATCCGATGACTTTGTCGTTCGACGAGTTAACCACTCTGGTCGGGCGAAACGATGTCGGCAAGTCGGCTCTGCTGGAAGCACTTGACATCTTCTTCAATGACAGGCCTCTCGACAAGAACGATGCCGCCAAAGGGGGCAATGCGAAGGCCGTATCTATCACGTGTGTTTTCGGGCGACTTCCTCCCGAACTGATACTCGACGAGAGCGCTCCGACTAACCTGAGCGACGAACACTTGCTCAATGCCGATGGCGATTTAGAAATCACCAAGTCCTATAACTGCTCCATAGAAAAGCCAAAGCTCGTCGCGTTGCGTCTCAAGGCTGTTCATCCCCGCGCGGAAAAACTTAAGGACCTCCTTGCTTTAAAGGTTGACGAGCTAAAGGCCAGAGCCTTGGAAGTAGGCGTGGACATGACAGCGGTAAACAAGGCCGTCAAGCGTGATCTGCGAAACGCGATTCGGACGAAAGTCGGGAAGCTGGAGGCCGCAGATAGCGATCTGCTGTTCGGTGGTGACGGTGTTGACGAAAAGAGCAATATTCCAAAAGTGTGGGATGGCTTGAAAGCGGCGTTGCCTCTGTATGCGTTGTTCAAGAGCGACCGGCAGAGCTCTGATCAGGACGTAGAAGCGCAAGACCCGTTGAGGCTCGCAATCAAGGAGGCGGTGGCCGCGAAGGCTACAGAATTGCAGGCAGTCATGACATTCGTTGAGCAAGAGGTCAAGAAGGTTGCTGATCTCACACTGAAGAAACTGAGAGAGATGGATCCTGCTGTCGCTGCCACGCTTGAACCGAAGTTTGAGAGACCTAACTGGGCCACTCTAATAAAAGCGAGCATCACCGGCGACGATGAAATACCGCTTAACAAACGAGGTAGTGGTGTGCGCCGCCTAATTCTGTTGAACTTCTTTCGAGCGAAGGCAGAGCGGATCATGCGTGAAAAGGAAGCGCATTCGACAATCTACGCGGTCGAAGAGCCGGAAACCAGCCAGCATCCGCACAATCAGCGTCTGTTGATGCGTGCGCTTCAGCAGCTAGCTGTGGGCGACGACCAAGTGATCGTAACTACCCATACTCCGAACCTCGCACGCGCACTTCCCAGTACCAGTCTGAGATTTATAAGCCGGGCGGCAGATGGCGTACGGGGCATCCAGGTCGGTGGAGTGGACGCAGTGAATACAGCTATAGCCTCTAGCCTAGGCGTGCTGCCAGACCACACCGTGAAAGTTTTCATTGTCGTGGAAGGGGTCCATGACATCACATTCATAAAGAGCTTGTGCAAGATGTTTCGTTCACACGGAACGTCAGTGCCCGATCTCGAAGCGCTCGAGCTAACAGGTGAGGTGGTATTTGTTCCCTCAGGCGGCGCAGGTAATCTGGCGCTATGGTCTTCGCGTCTCCACGCACTCAATCGCCCTGAGTTCCATCTGTATGACCGCGACGCCCCCTCAGCGGCGACCCCGAAGCATCAGGCCGCTGTCGACGCTGTGAACCAGCGCCCCGGCTGCAAGGGGGTATCCACTTCTAGAAATGAGATGGAGAACTTCGTTCATCACAAAGCGATTAACGCATGCGCGCAAGCGCTGCAGCTTGCATGCAATCTTGGGGTGCCATATGGTCCCGACGACGATGTCCCCGAGCTGTTGAAGGACGAGCTAAATCTCCACGCACCTCAAAACGCCAAGTGGGGGCAGAACAAGGTGAAGGCGTGGCTTGCGAGTACGGTGGTACCGACTATGGACGCCGTCATGCTTGGTGAAGTGGATCCGGCTGGAGAAATGCGCGGCTGGCTGTCGGAGATTGAACTCATGCTCGCAACACAACCAGCGCCACAGGTCGGCTGAGACCGCTCAAGTTCTCCGCGCCATCGGCCACGCCTAGGATGACCAATTTATGAACGATCCGCTTGAAGCAGCCACGCCAAATCTGCCGGTGGCTCAAGCCAGTCAAACTTCTCTCGCCCTGCATACCCTGGGTTGGAAGGCGTTTCAAGATCTGTGCGCCCAGGTTTGCGAAGTAGTGCTGGGCCGACCGGTCGGCGTCTATCGAGAGGCGCAGGACGGTGGACAGGATGCCACTTTTACTAGTAAGCAGGCCAGCACAGGGCTTGCAGCGGAGGCGGCTACGATCCAGTGCAAGTTCTCCGGTGACCCGGCCCGAAAGTTGCGGGCTAGCGATCTCGCCGCTGAGCGCAAACACATAGCAGAACTGGTTGCAAAAGGACTGGCTTCGACCTATTGCTTCATCACCAACATGAGCGTCGATGCACCAGTTGCCGCTGACATCTGTGCAGAACTTCGTCGGCTTGGTGTGCAGGAGGCCCAAGTGTATGGACGAGAGTGGCTAACTTTGAAGATCCGCGAGAGCCCAAGGTTGCGTGCCCTCGTTCCACGCGTCTATGGGTTGGGCGACCTGTCAGTTATTTTGGATGAACGCCGTGCCCAGCAAACTGAGGCGCTGCTCGGTCATCTGATGCCATCGCTACGAACATACGTGCCGACAGCAGCTCATCGGCAAGCCGTCCGAATCCTCGGAGAGTCCGGAATCGTGCTGCTGATTGGTGCACCGGCCACCGGCAAGTCGATGATTGCGGCAATTCTTGCCACAACGGCACTTGGTGGTGAAGGCCATCGGACTTTCCAGTTGGACGGCCCAAGTGAACTGACGGAATTCTGGAATCCGAACGAGACTGGACGCTTCTATTGGATCGACGATGCCTTCGGCCCGAACCAGCTTAGAAGCGACTACGTGGATCACTGGATTGCGATGATGAACAAAGTGAAGACGGCGTTGAATGCTGGCAATCGCTTTGTATTGACGTCACGGCAGCACATCTGGCGAGAGGCGAAACTGAAGCTTGGTATTCGAAATCATCAAAAGCTTGCAGATGAAAGCGCTGTTGTCAATGTGAGTGCGCTAAGCCCCGATGAACGAGCACAGATCATCTACAACCATATCAAGAGTGGCAATCAACCTGGAGAATGGAAGGCGCGAATCAAACCGCACTTGGAAAGCATCGCAAGCTCAACCGATCTCCTGCCCGAAATCGCGCGTCGACTTGGCGATCGAAGCTATACCTCGGCCGTGCGTTCGTTACCCGGGGACCTGATCAGGTTTGTCTCAGCTCCGACTGCGTTCTTGAAAGAGACGCTGCATGAGCTAACTGAAGCACAGCGGGCTGCGCTTACAGTGATCTTCTTGTTTCGATCTAGGCTGCCAGTGCACATCGGTCACGACCCTCATATCTCGCTCGTGTGCGACAAGTTCGGCGTTAGGCACGGCGACGTGAATGAGGCTTTGAAGCAGCTCGATGGTAGTTTCATTCGCCAAAAGCCGGATGGCAGCACTAGGATTTGGACCTTTGCACATCCAACAATCGCTGACGCTTTGGCTGAGATTTTGCGAGACAGGCCTGACTTGCTCGAGCTTTATATCCAGGGCACGCGCGTGGAAGTGCTTCTGGCTGAAGCCATCTGTGACGGCGCTACAAAGGTTCAGGACGCCATTGTGATTCCGGCGTCTAGCAATCAGTTATTGGTTGCGCGCATCACCGAAATGCCCGATGAGCCCGCCCTAAACAAAATCCTCTTCTCCTTTTTGGCATCGCGCGCAAGTGAAGCGGTCCTGCGCGAAGTCATGGCTGCCAATCCCGATGTCGTTAGGCGCAGGTCCGAGGCTTATTGGCGCGTGTACGTCGATGGGCGAATCATGCTGTTTGCGCGACTCCACAAGCTAAGGCTGCTGCCGGAGGACTTGCGCGAGGAGGTGGCAGAAGAATTGGAAAGCGCGCTCCTGAATAACCAGGATTCATCCGTGCTCGATCGTGAGGATGTACTTGCGCTTTTTGGTCCCCGTCAGTTGCTCACCTTGGCAATGAAGATCTATGAAAAGCTCGTAGACGAGGTACCAAATCGCATCGATGACATTGTTGGGGAGGCCGATCTGACGATTGACCCAAGTGATAACTTCAGTGAGCTTCAATATTACGTGCGGCAAGTTGATGCTCTTTTCTTTGATGTGGAGAAGGTTTCAGATGCGGTTGCAACCGTAGAGTCTGCAATCAGCGAGGGGATCGCGAGGGTTACTTCTCGCAAGGAGCTCGAGGATGAGTCGACCGATTGGGTGGGCGAGGATATTGCACCAAGGGTAGTTGTAGCGCCTGCCAACGGCAGATCAATTTTTTCGGACGTTGACCAGTGAATCTTCGCCCGAGCGCGGCCTCTCAGCGGGCCCACCCTGTTTGTCAACCATCCGAGCTTGTGCGCTCCTTTCCCTCGATTCCTTCTGCCTGTTGCGTCTCCAATACGAGCTGGCTAGCCGTGCCGGTACCCATGCTGGGGTGCAGCGAGCCGGCGGCGGCCTTGAGGCCGCGCGCCGTTCAAGCCCGGAGTGAAAAGAAGGTTCAACTAAGGCCCGGCGTAGTTCCAGAGGTCGCCCTCGCGCACCGTGACAACTGGGCTCGTGTAGAGGAGGGTTTGGCCGTCGGTGTCGTAGATCTTAAAAACACCGGTCTCAATCTTGTTGCTCATGGCCAGTCGAGAATTCTTCATTCCGAACCCGGTACTCACGTCCCAGGTCACGTAGTTGTTCTGGAAGACCACCTTCTTCTGAAGCCAGCGAGCAAACAAGCGATTTCGGCTCGGGAAAGCAGGGTCGCAATCGGCAGCACACGCGCCGTACAACATGCCATACACCCGCGTGCCGTCTTGCACCCACCCGCAGGTGATCATCATCTTGTCTTCGTTGCTGTAGCTGCTGAAGGCAACCTTGGTCGGGCCAAGATCGCTCAGGCTCGTACTGGTGGACATCCATAGATTCGACTGTCCCATGTGATAGCACGAAAGATAGTGAGTGGTGCCTCCGTACGAAAAGGCCTTTACATCGTTCAATGCTCGCATCGGCTCTTGCTGAGCGCGATTGACAAACGCAAAGTTCACGCCGTCGGTGCTTGTCGCGTGCTCCACGCCCGGATTGGTGCTCGACTCCATGAAGTAGTAGTGCCACACCGCATTGGAGTCCTTAATAATTGGATTGACACCGTTGTAATCGCCTGCTGCCCAATTTGGGTAGCCGGTGACATTGATCATGGTTGAGCCGCCAGTGTTTGGAGACCAATTTGCTCCGTCACCTGAGGTTGCGTATCCGGTCTTGTTGAGGTTGTCGGAGCGCATGCACGTATATGTCATGCGCCAATCACCGGGGGCGACTCGTACTACAGACTCGTTTCCTACATTCTGGCAATTGCCGTGATCGATCTGCAGATAGTGAGCATCGAAATTCAAATAGTCGTCAAAAGTGACGGTGGTGTATATGCGGTCATACAGAGGGGCGGAAACTCCATCCCAGCCGTGAAAATATATCCGCCAAACTGAACCGCTTAGCTGAACTGCTTGAGGGGAGTAGATGTTCCGATACGCGCCAGGATTTGGCGCGATCATTGAAGATCCGCGCTCGTCGTAGTTCCAGTTGCTAAGCCGATTCGGATTGAATGCATTAGCCTGAACTCCGGCCACTTGCATCTTGTTGGGCAAAGCCCCCGCATTGTTGCCGCCAAAGGAAAGTTGATTGAAGCCGGTGTCACCCCCCGCCTTAACCTCGGCGAGCTGGAAGACTGGAGTGCCCGCGTCGTCCCCTCCCAGTCTTGTAGCGACGATGCGAATTCCTTCTGTCTGCACAGTGGCAGGGAGAGGAATGACTATCCAATCGCATCGGTTGGGGCGGGGGTAGTCGACATAGTTTCCGATTTCCACCCAGTTATTGGGTCCGCCCGAATAGTAAATTTTGAAATCGATGGGGAACCCGAGTGCGGCGCAATTCTGAACGTAGCGCGGCATCAGCTTGACGTAGTTCGTGCTTTGAGCACCCGACCACCAGAATGCGATTTCTTCGGTGGCTACCGGAGATGCATGAGTATTGCTGCTCCAGATTGTCGAAGTATTGTTGTCGTAGGCTGACGTCAGAGGCCACAGTTGACTGGAACTGCTGGCGGTGACCGGTTGATATTCTGCTGAATGCGCTGAATTGAATAAAAAGAAGAAAAGTGTCAGCGCAAAGAGAAACAACTCACGTAGGCGTTTCATGCAAATTCCTCCCGATGTAAGTATCCAAGTGGGTCAGAGATCTGCCGAGAAACTTCTATTTCGCAAGCGCGAAGCATCATTGCGGCAGATGCGATCACAAGCGGCAGAGGTCCAACACTGCAATGTGGGCGAGAGATTATGTAAGCGGGTGTGATAGCGCCGATAGATACCGAAAGTAGCAGCCCTTCAGTGAATTCGCATGCTTTTGGAGTGCACTTTTCAATCGGCCATCAGATGTCGGCGCCTTCTTGACCCTCCACCCCCTCGGCTTGCTCGGTTTCTAGCGTGAGCTGGCTCATGTAGCCGGCCTGGTCGATCGTGTGGCGCACGCTGGCCACGATCCAAGGTGTCTCGTCGATCTTCTTCTTGTAGCCGGACACGCGCGCGGGCCGCTGCGGCGTAATGTCGGCGCGCCCGTAGGCAAGGGTGATCTCGAAATCGAAGATCCCGCGCTGAATGCGTAGCCACTCGGCGCGGGCCGCGGCCAGGGCATCCGCTTCGCTCGCGAAGGTCGTGCGCAGCTCCTTCGCGCGGCCACTCAGGCCGGCGATGACGCTGCTGCGGCGCCCGGTCTTGATGTTGTTCCACCATGCCTTCACCCCGCTGTACGCATCGCGGTCTGCGCGGCTCCAGCGGTGGCTGTCGCCGTCCTGCCGCGTGATGACTACCGGCGGCAGCACCTTGCCGCTAGGCGTGCGCGCGGCGCGCGCCTGGCTGAACAGGAGCTTGCCGTTCTTCACGGTGCACAGGCAGTCGTAGGTCTGTGCCAGCCGGCGGAGAAAGGACGCGTCCGATTCGCCGAGCTGGTCAGCGTGCTTGACCTTGCGCGAGGCGATCCCCTTGGCGATGACGGCCTCGATTCGGTTGCGCCTGGCGACGCTGCTGACGATGGCGCCGACGGTGGTCTTGTGCCATGACTCGTCTCGCAGGGTGCGCAGGCTGTCGAGCAGGTTGGCGGCGCGGGCGCGGATGGTGATCTCGTCGGGCGTGCCGGCGTATTCCACTGCCTGCACTGTGTAGGCGCCTTTTTCGACCAGCCCGACGGGGAAGCCCATTTCTTCGGTGGTGAGCTGGCGGTAGGGCGCGGCGTTGGGCTCGGCAAGCCAGCCGATGGCCACTTCGACGGTGTCGCCGGTGTCCGGCAGCTCGACGGCGCCGTCATGGTCGCTCACGACTAGCTCAACCTCGTCGGCATCGTTCTGCCGGTCATCGGTGATGGTGAGGCGCACGAAGCGCGGCAAGATGCGATCGGACACGTTGGAGCCGTTGACGGTGATGCGCCAGATGGGCGTGAGGTGCGCCGCGGCGCGCCGGGTGTCGCGTCTGCAGCTGTTGGCGCTGACGTTGACGGTCGGCAGCGTGGCGGTGATGGCGTCTACGTCGGACATGGTCTGTTCACACCACGCTGGCGCCCACGCCCAGCGACAGGCCTGTGTTGTCCGCCGCATCCTGCAGCAGGGCGCCCAGGTCGCCCATGCTGTCGGCGATGAGCTGCTCGGCGACTTCCTGGGCGTCTTGGTCGACGCGCTGCAGCGTGAGGGTGAACTCGATGCGGCGCGCTTCGCCAGTCTCGAAGAAGAGGGTTCGCGTCTCCTGCAGCTCGGTGATGACGAAGGCGCCGTAGATGGTGCCGGTGCCTTCCACCAGGACCCATGCGGCGCCCTGGTCGGCCATGAAGCGCAGCACCGACAGGCTGGCCGCGGTGCCGGCGAACTCGGGCACCACGATGCCATTGAGCGTAATGATGTCGTCGCCCGGCCCGAGGTACTGCGAGGCGTTGCGCGCGCCCACGAGCGGCTGCGAGGCGTGCTTCCAGCTGCTGCGCCGCTGAAGCTCTTGATAGCTCATTGTGTCGAGCATGAAGACGAAGAGGCCGAGGCAGAGCATGGCGGGTGTCAGTTGTCGTAGTCGATGAAGGCGCCGCGGGCGCGGGCGCGCTTGTCGGCGTCGCGCTTATCGAGTTCGGCGCGAATGGCGCGCGCCAGCTGTGCGGCATCAGCGCCAGGTGCCGCGGTGATGTGGATAGTGATGGTGTCACCCTGCACGACGACTCCGCCGGCGCCGCGGCCGGCCGGCGCGGCCGCGAGCGGCGCGCGGGTATCGAAGCTGCCGGGGGCGAGGGGGAACTCTGCCGCCATGGCGGGCATGGCCACGGCTGTCGCGCCGGCCAGGCCGAGGGCTGCGGCGCGCAGCAGCGGCCGGGTGCGGTCGATGCCGATGGCGGCGCCTTCGACGATGTTCTCGCCGGCCTGCATGAACACGCGTGACGGGCTGCGGATGCCGAGCTTTTCCTTGAACCAGCCGACGGTGGAGTCGGCCGCGCCGCTGATGGTGTCCTGCACGGTGCCGAGCATGCTGGTGATGCCGCTCACCAAGCCCTGCATCATCTGCGCGCCGAAGGTCGTGAACTTGGCCGGCAGCTCGATGCCGAACCACTGCATGACGCCCGCGAAGGCCTGGTAGAACAGGCCGAGAGGCGACCAGTTGACGATGGCCGCCCCCACCGTGGCCAGGGCCGCGGGCATCGACCCGCCGAGGTATTGCCAGAAGGCCGCGAACGCGCCCTTCGCGCGCTCCCAAAGGCCGACGAAGAAGCCGCTGATCGGCCCCCAGTACTTGTAGATCAGGAACGCGGCCGTTGCGATGGCGGTGACGGCCAGGCCGATCGGGTTGAGCAGCAGCGCGCGGCCGAGCCACATGACGGCCGTCGCCGCGAACCCCAGCACCCGGGTGGAGTAGGCGATGATTTGCTGAGTCTCGTCAGCTTTCAGGCCGAGGGCGGCGATGCGTGCTCTGGTGGTTTCGTTTTCCCGTATCTGATGCAGCGGCTCGGCGACGCCTCGGCGGACGGCGTAGGCGGTGCCGACTCCCGCGGCGCCCGCCATGGCCAGATGCCCGGCCGTGGCGCGGATGCCGTTGAAGCTCTTCTGCAGCTGCGCCTTCCGGTTGCCGGCGTTGGCCAGCGCTTCGAGGCGCGCCTTCTGCTGGGCGATGGCGTTGTTTGTCGATGCGATGTCGGCCTGCAGGCGGTGCTGGTCTGCCGAGAGCTTGCCGATGCCGCTGGCGGTGTCGAGCGCGACATTCGGCGCGATGGCGCTGGATTTTTTGGTCTTCGGCAATGCCTATGTCGAGCAGCCGCGCGCCGTCACTGGCCGGCCGCTGGCACTGCAGCACGCGCTGGCCAAATTCACGCGGCGCGGGGAAGAGGCGGGCCGCTACTTCTTCGTGCGTGGCTGGCATCAGGAGCATGAGTTCCCCGCCGGTTCGGTATTCCATCTTCGTGAGGACGACGTCAATCAGGAGGTCTATGGCCTGCCCGAGTACATAAGCGCGCTGCAGTCGGCATGCCTCAACGAGTCAGCCACGATGTTTCGGCGCAAGTACTACGCGAACGGCTCGCATGCGGGCTTCATCCTGTACCTGTCGGATGCGCAGGTCAGCACCACCGACGCGGACGCGCTGCGCGAGGCGCTGAAGGGGGCGAAGGGGCCGGGCAATTTCCGGAACCTGTTCTTGCATGCGCCTGGTGGCAAGTCCGATGGCCTGAAGCTGATCCCCGTCAGCGAGGTGGCTGCGAAGGACGACTTCGCGGCGATCAAGAACGTGAGCAAGGACGACGTGCTCGCTGCTCACCGCGTGCCGCCTGGCCTGCTCGGCATCGTGCCGACCAACGCCGGCGGGTTCGGCAATGCGCCGGACGCGCTGGGGGTGTTCATCGACAACGAGATCCGGCCGCTGATGCAGCGTTTTCGGGAACTCAACGAGTGGGCTGGGGAGGAGCTGGTGCGGTTCCGCGAGTCGCCAGCGGGGTCCACGGCGGACTGATCGCCAATTTCCATTTGGGAAAACTGCCCTCAGCGACGGCAAACGCGTCCGAAAAAATGATGGCTTCATCAGCCAACAAAGGAGAAGCATCATGCTCTTGACGCCTGAACAGCAAGAGTGGCACGACTACATCGTGCCGCGCAAATACCCATCCGCGCCGTTCCTTGTGCCCGGTCCGATGGGGATCCAGATTTGGCAGGACCCACCGCCGCCGCCGCCTCCGGAACGAGTTCTTCTCGAATATCCCATGCCCGAGGGATGGAAGCCGCCGCGCGGCGTCAATCGAAGTCGCTAAGCGGCTCACCTACATACTGAGCAACCCAAAGGGCGCACTTAGCGCCCTTTTTTTGCGTCTCAATGTCTCCGCGCTCTGCCGCGCGCCGTTTGGGCCCATGGCGGGCCTTCCAGATGCCTCGGCGCGGCCCTCGTGAGCCCGGGGCCGTCTGCCGCGGCGGCGGGCCGTCCGTGCCCCCTGGCGCGCGGTCTAGCCCCCACCGAGCCTGCGCGCTTCGGGGGGTGATTTTTACGAGCGTACCGGCACCCCTTTGCCCACTTGGCACCAAGTGCGGAACGCCGTTGGGGGCAGGAAAATTCATACTACGGATTTTTCTCAGCTACTTTGAGCCAAGACGCACTTCGCATGGGGGGCGGCTCGCCTAACTTCGCTTCATCGGCTTTACAAGGGGGGATGCCCGGCCTTCATGAGCGCTGGAACCCTCCTTGCGCGACACCATATGAGTAGGGTCGCAGCCAACAGGAAGTTCAATGCCAAGAATTCTTATCTACAAGCGCACCCATCGCGGTGATCCAGACCATCGTGGCCGTTTCGGCGTTGAAGGTTGCATGGGGCGGGTCCGCAATTTTCCTTTCGATGCGGTGATCGGGGTCGGAGGAATCAGTGGCTGGCCGGTTGCAGAAGGCATCGCACGGAAGGTGAACTGGGTTGGGCGCATGCCTAGGAAAAGGCCGAATCCGGTTGACAAGCGTGGACCGCTCATCACGTTTGGGCGCGGCGATGTTCGGGTTCTTGAGGATCGAGGCCCCTTGCTGTCCAACATGTCCGCCTCCTTGGCAGACGCCGTGTACGGGAGTCGGAACCGTTTTCTTTTTAGGTCTGTCCGTGGGGCACTCGCGGCCGAGGCGATGCGGGTCATTAGCGAACTTCTAGACACGGATCGGTATCCCGACGGGCCCCCCGTCTGGGGCGGCCTGCCCCAGACGGGGCCAGCGGTGCGTCGTTGCCGCCCTGGCTCGTGCAGCCCAGATGGCGGGCGCGTCAAAACAAGGCCGAGGGGCTGCCCTCCGCGGTGCTGAGAGGAACCGCACTCAAAGAGTGCGTCTCGCGCGTGAAGGGGATAGCGCCTGTTGCGAATTGTTGAATGTGTGGCTCGTTCGAGATCGATGTTTGCTTGGCTTCTAGAGACGAAGAGCAATAGGCGACGGGCCGCACGACGGCCATGACGCCCTACCGATGACAGCCAGGACAGACGATGTTCAAACGCTGTTACTTGAGCGCATCCTCATATCCGCGAAAACTTTCGAAGCCCTCAATTCCTCTTCTTCATCCTTGACGGGGTGAATCGCAAAGAACGCGGTAAGCCCTGCTGAGTTGCCGCACACGATGTGATAGGCCGACTTGCGATACTCAAAGTAGTAGAAGGGGCTGTTGTCGCTGCGCACCGCGACGCCTGCCAGCTTGTTGGTGTACCGCCGCAAAGAACTCCATGTTCGATGCCCGGAGACGGCCACAGCGTTGGGAATGTTCCAACCCAATTCGAAGAGGCAGCTGATGCTGTCGTGGCGCAGGTCGTGGAAGTGCAGATCCTCGATGCCGAGTAGGGTGCAGGCGTCTGTGAACACCCGGCTGATGGTGCCGCTGTCGTAGGGAAAAATCCGGCCAGTCTGTCCCACTTCTTTGCGTCGGTTGAAGATGATGGCCAGCGCCTCGGGCGTCAGGCCACAACGGACATCGTTGCCCAATTTCTCGCTTGGGTGCTTCATGTCTCGCACCCAGATATCTGGATGCGCCTCATCGAGATCTTCGAAAGTCTGTCGGGTGATCTCGTCTTGGCGTCGCGTGCTGAAGATCGCGTAGCAGACGATTTCCTGCATGGGGATTGATCCCTTGCGGCGGTTGCCGAAGAGGGTCATGAGCTTGTCCAGCTCTTCGAGGGGCGGGCGCCTGTCGCGCTGTCTGGATTTCGAAGTCAGGCCGAGTGCCTTGCACACCTTGCGCGCGTCGTTGATGACCTGGGCATCGAGCTGATAACCCCAGGCCGGCCGCGCCAGTTGGTAGACCGCCGAGATGTGAGACAGGCAGTTGTCGGCCGTCTGCGGCAGGACGCCGAGATCCTTTGCGAACTGCACCCAGTCGGCGCTCGTGATGGTCGAGCCGCGGCGCTTTGCGAGGCTGGTGGCGGCCAC